GAGAAACAAGTGCAAGAGGCACCTCAACCAATTTACATTCCTGTGCCTATGCCTATGCAGTATTTTGAAGATGAGAATGAATTGGAAAAAATTGATGTTAATATAGATTTGTCAAAAGCTAAAAAATAATAAAATGGCAACAACTGGAATAATTAATGGTACGTTGATGCGCTTGTATAAAGATTCGACTGCAATCGGTTACGCGACATCCTGCCAAATGAACATTTCTGCAGCAATGCGTGAAATTCTTACAAAGGATTCAGCAGCTGGAGGATGGAGAGAAGTAAAGAAAGGTCAGTTATCCGGCACACTGTCAACCGAGGCATTGTATGCTGGGCCTGGTGATTCTTCTACTAACTATTTGTTTGATGATCTCTTTACCGATTTAATTAGTGGTACTGCACTGACTATTAAATTTACTACAGATGTCAGCGGAGACAATGTATTTACCATGCAAGCCATTTGTACATCATTAGACCTTAATGCAGCGGTTGAAGAAAATACAAGCTACTCAGCTTCTTTTGAAGTCACAGGTGCTATTGTTAAGACTACAAAATAATTTTAAAAATTACCTAAAATGAAAACAATTAAAATAGCTAATGCGGACATACCAGTTAAGTTTGGTATGTTCGTTTTAGGTACATTTTTAAGGGAGAGGAACCTTAAATTAAGTGACCTCTCCCTCCTTGGCGAAGACCTCCTATTTGCTCTTGAACTTGCCTTTGCAGGTGTACAGGCAGGTTACAAGGCGAAAGGGGAGAAGTGTCCATATACCTTAGAAAAGTTTTGCGATTTAGTTGACTTGGATAAGGGAGGGATAAACAGGATAACGGAGCTGATAACAAATGAGATTTCAGTGCCAGAAGATCCAGAAAGAAAAAACGAGATAGCGGAGGAGGTGAGTTAACACTTGACTACATCGAAAGATTTTGTTTTGGAGTCCTTAGATTCCATCCTCCGCAATACTATGAAATGACATTAAGAGAGGTTATTATAGCCATGCAAGGTTATAATAACCAATTTGAAATAGAACAGCAATTTGAGTGGGAAAGAGCCAGGTGGCAAACTACACTTTTATTAAATGTTCATACGGCAAAAGGCAAATCAATTAAGCCTAAAGATTTGATTGAGTTTCCTTGGGAGACAGATAACGTAAAACCAACTAAAAGAAGTTTGTCAGAAGTTGACAAGTCAATTTTTGAGAAATGGGATAAAGAGTAGATAATGGCAAATGCAGCGCAGTTAAATCTTAAACTTGGCATAGATGTTTCGAGCCTTTCCCGTGAGCTCGGCAAGGTAGAAAGTAGAATGACAAAGTTTGGCGGACAAATGCAATCTATCGGCAGCACTATGACACAGTCATTAACTCTGCCATTGCTTGGTGTTGGTGCAGCTTCATTGAAAGCATTTGCTGACATGGAGAAACTGGAGAATGGATTGATTGCCATCATGGGAAGTAGTGAAGGAGCAAAGGAAGAGTTGGATAAGTTGCGTAAAGTTGCAGAGAATCCTGGTCTTGCATTGCCACAAGTTGTACAGGCTTCTGCCTCTTTACAATCAGTAGGAATGTCTGCCGATGCTGCAAGGGAAACTATAACACAGTTTGGTAATGCCATAGCGAGATCGGGAGGAGGTGCAGAACAGTTTAGCGGAGTTACATTAGCTTTAAGTCAGATAAGCGCGGTTGGTAAAGTTACACAGGAAGACCTTAATCAGATAAAAGAAAGGCTTCCGGAGTTTGCCAGAGTAATGAAAGAGGAATTTGGAACGGTGACTGCGGAAGGAATACGGGCAATAGGTGTAAGTAGTGAGGAATTTATTACGCGCTCTGTATCTGCATTAGCAAAGTTAGAAAGGGCGCAAGGTGGATTAGGAAATACATTTGATAATTTAAAAGATAATGTAACGGCATCTTTGGCTGAGTTTGGCAAAGCTATAAATGAATCATTAAATCTACAAGCCGTTGCAGAAAGTTTAAGTAAATATATTCAAGGATTAGTAGATGGATTTAAAGCCCTTAATCCAGAGACACAAGGCTTCATTGTTAAGGCTGCTTTAGTAGCTGCATCTATCGGGCCCATTATATTTATAGTAGGAAAGTTAATTAGCACATACGGTGCTTTAGCCGGAGCATCAAAACTTGTAGTACAAGGAATAGGTAAGATAAGCGATGCATTTAAATATTTAGCTGCTAATCCTACTATATTAATTGTCACGGCATCCATTGCTGCTATTGGTGCCATTGCTTTGTATGTTTATGACAACTGGAAAGCATTTACCGACAACTTTAAAAACATTTGGATAAACATTAAAAACTCCGTAATGCAGGGAGTGGCTAATGTTTTAAAAAATATTGATTATCTACAGAAAGCATTAGGGTTAAATTTATTTAATCTTGATGGTTTAACATCCTATCAAAAGGAACAAAGAATAGTAGCTACAGAGTTTAAAAGTATTGGAGATACAGTTGATAGTTTAAAAGGCAAACTTGCATCATTGTTTACCACTGGTGCAAAAGCTACAGGTGGCGGTGGTGGTATTACTGCACCAACTATGCCGACAGAACCAAGTGTTACTACTCCTACAGGTGGCGGTGGTGGTGGAGCAGGTTCTGCTGCCTCAATGGGTGCAGGTTTAGGTGTTATAGGAATTTTACCGACATTAGATTTACTTCCAGATAAATTAGAAAGTATATCAGCTGCAAATGAAAGATTAAAACAAACAAATGAAGATGTAGCTAATTCATTTAATAAAATTGCACCAGTGGCAAAAAGTGCATATGATTCATTAGGACAAGGTCAACAAATTATTGCTGCAAGTATATTAAGTTTTGGTGAATTAGCAGCAAGTGGATTTGAAAGTATGAAAGAACTTGCAGCAGCTGTACGAAAAAGCATTGCTGATATAATTGCTAATTTTATTAGAATGTATGTAGCAAAAGCATTAGCATCTGTACCATTATCACCTTTCATGGTGGCTATTGCTCCTGCTATTGCTGCTGCTGCTGGTGGTGTAGCAAGGTCATTAATAATGAAAATTGGAGCTCCCAAACTTGCTGAAGGCGGCTTGGCATACGGGCCAACTATGGCAATGGTAGGAGATAACAAAAACGTACGAGTTGACCCGGAAGTAATTGCACCTCTATCAAAGTTAAAAAGCATGATGGGAGACATGGGCGTAGGTGGCACACTGGAGACAAGGATAAGCGGAAATGATTTAATTATATTGTTAAATAGGTCTCAAAAGGGTCTTAGCAGAATACAATAATGGCTGTAAGGTTTGAAACGACTGTATATAATGAAAAAGGCAGAAAAATAAATGTTGCTATAAAAGACAATGTTTTTTCTGGTATGACATATTCATTTGATACTATTAGCCTGTCATTACAATACGATAGCGAAAGCCAACAAGGAGCTGAAAGATTTACTCCTATAATCGGATCATCCTGCAATTTATCATTACTTATAAATAATAACGATTTACAGACTTTACTTCTTGATATTGGATTAGCAGTTGAGGGTAGGTTTACAATGCATTTAACTGCGTACGAAGATGACAATACAACAGTATCATTTAATTGGTATGGTTATATAGTTACAGATTTAGTTCAATTTGAAGACATCCCTTTGTCTATTGGTTATGTTGCTCAAATATCTGCCATTGATGGTTTAGGATGGCTAAAAACATTGGATTACAAAAGTGCAGTAGGTCCTTACAATGGACAAGACACAGTAGTACAACATATATTAAATTGCCTTAATCAACTTGATTTTGTTCAGAGTGAACTGGTGGCAAATAGCTTACCAGTGCTTCACACGGTATTTAATTGGAATGAGAATACAACTGCTTATAGTGCTGGTAATGATTACGCATTACTGACAGTTATACAGCATAGGGCATTTTATCATAAGGATACAAAAAACAACTACATATATCAAAGTTGCTACGATGTTTTAAAAAAGATATGTCAAACCTTTGGCGCAAGATTAATATTTTCTGGTAATCAATATTGGTTTATTCAAGTTAACGAATATGCAAGAAATCCTTCAGCTCACAGATATTTTAAATACAGTGCTTTAGGAGTACAGGTATCTGGTACATTTACTTTTGATTTTACTATGTCTAATATACAGACTAATTTACCAGGAAGTGATTTAATGAGATTAAGCGGAGGTAAATGGACATATTATCCTGCACTAAAAAATGTAGTTGTTAGATACAATCACTTTGCTAAACAAAACCTATTAGCCGGAGTAGAATATAACTATGCTACTAATGCCACACCAATAACAACAATCACTCCGACATTAGACGCTACAAATGCAGATGCAAGATTATCATACACAGGAATACTTGGCTTTTATGCCCAGGCTTTAAATCCTGTAAACTTTGAGCCTTTTCAATTTGTATTTGCTGTAAAGGTAGCATCTATTATTAATAGCTTTCCATTGCAAGGTTTTGCCGATGCTAACTGGACATTGGGCAGCGGTTGGTTTATTAATAATGGAATACTTGAAGGTACAATAATAGCAACGGTAGCATACTACACTACTTTTACAGTTACATCTGGTAGAAAGTATTATGTTAAAATTAAAGTTGATATTGAAAATAGTGGTAGCCTTAGACTACGTTTAGGTGGTGTTACAAAAACAATTACAGAAAGTGGTGATTATGACTATGTAATTTTATCAACTAACACAGATACATTACAATTAGATAGTTTATCATCTCCAGGTTTTACTGGCAAAATTAAATCATTACAGGTAAAGCAGGAAAATAAGTATTTAAAAAGAAATGTAACTTACACTAATGGTTTTAATTTTATATTAGACGCTGCAAGTTGGGAAAATACATTTTACGAATATGAGTTTAATACGGAAACAATAACAGCAGATGCTGCTTTTGTTGCTTATAAAACTATCACATTTGATACCTTAAACATTCCAGAGAGTGCAGAGTATGTATGGGAGATGCGCTTAAAAAATATGAGAAATGAGGCAGGAACAAATGTGTCTGGTAATTTTAGTATATCATATTTATTAAGCAGTAATTATCTTGAATTTCTTCCTACTGGTGCAGTCTCTGGGCAAAGTGACATCCTTGAATATGGCTCTGACAATGACGATAAATCATCCACTATATTTAGCCTTGACACATACCTTGGCGATGGGCCGAGTAAAACAACGGATGGAGGATTAAAAGTATTAGAATCTGGCACCTATGAAAATAGCAGCTCATGGGATGT